TTTTCAATCCACAAGAGATTACAAACGTTGTCAGTGGAACAATTATTCGCGGTGTTCCGGATGAAGCATCTGTAAGAGTTCTTGATGACAAGTTCTACCCTGTTGAAGGAAAAAATATTATTCGCGGAATTGAAAAACCTAGTATAGATGTTGATCCGGCAACAAAAAGAGTCATACTGAAAGGAATTGTAAACAATGTAAGCGGTCTAGAACGTGGAAGACTCGTTGGGTTTGATTTAAAAGGTACAGTAGAAACGTCAGTTGATCCCTCTAACGGAACGCCAATTGATATGACTTCAAATTATGGAACCGGAGTTCCTGCTCCTGAACCCGTTCCAGGACCTGCACTTGCTAAACCTGCTCCTGAACCTATTCCAGGACCCGCACTTGCTAAACCTGCTCCTGAACCCGTTCCAGGACCCGCACTTGCTAAACCTGCTCCTGAACCTATTCCAGGACCCGCACTTGCTAAACCTGCTCCCGAACCCGTTCCAGGACCTGCACTTGCTAAACCTGCTCCCGAACCTATTCCAGGACTTGCTTCATTGAGAAGTGTATCTCCGCGACTAATACGAAGAACTCCGTTTGGACCAATCAAACCAACAGAGCAACAAGATGAAAAACTTCCAGATACTGAATCTCCATTAATTAAACGAGTTCCTAGCACCGAGCCTACTCCCGTTCCTACTCCCGTTCCAGGACTTGCTTCATTGAGAAGTGTATCTCCGCGACTAATACGAAGAACTCCGTTTGGACCAATCAAACCAACAGAGCAACAAGATGAAAAACTTCCAGATACTGAATCTCCATTAATTAAACAAGTTCCTAGCACCGAGCCTACTCCTGTTCCTACTCCCGTTCTTACTCCCGTTCCCCCTATCATTAGTCCTTTAACTAGTCCTTTTTCTAAAATAGTTCCTAGATATACGCATACACAGTTACTTCCATCAAAACCAGGAGAAGCACCGCCTAGTCCAATTCCAGTGTCTGCGTTCATTGAGGCACTTCGCGGAATGACTCCCGAAGATGCAAGGGTATATATTACCACGAAACTGTCTCCGGAAGAATTTGCTAGACTTAAAAAATATATACAATCAAAGAGAGAGTTAGAAGCCTTATATAGATTATTTGAACAAGAAAAATTTCCAGTTCGTCCTCCTATTACGCCAATAACACAATTAGATGTACTTCATGAAACACTTGGCCCATTGCCATCTGTTGAAGAAATTCCACAACCTGTACAACCTGTACAACCTGTACAACCTCTTCCCACTCCCAACGCGAATGAAATTTCTGATGACGAGTTGTTTCTTCAAGATGGAAATACAATACGTATGGTTGATTTTTTGGATGATTTGCTTACATTACCAAACGACGAAGAAAGAGAATCTAAAATTCAAAGAATCTTGGGAAGAAGACAGCGCTCGAAAATTAGAAATTTCATTCAAAAAGATTTAAAATATCAACCCTTATATGACCTTTTTGAGGTACCAAAACCCGTTCCTTCCGTCGCTGAACCCGTTCCTTCCGTCACTGAACCCGTTCCTTCCGTCACTGAACCCGTTCCTTCCGTCACTGAACCCGTTCCTTCCGTCACTGAACCCGTTCCTTCCGTCGCTGAACCTGTTCCTTCTGTCGCTGAACCCGTTCCTTCCGTCACTGAACCTGTTCCTTCCGTCACTGAACCTGTTCCTTCCGTCACTGAACCTGTTCCTTCTGTCGCTGAACCCGTTCCTTCCGTCACTGAACCCGTTCCTTCTGAACTTATTCCTATTCCTGCCGCCTTTCTCCCAGAAACTGCAAGTGTCCCATCGCCTATCTCTGCATCTCCACCTCTTCCAACTTCTCCAAGTCCTCAAATTTCACCATTATTTACTCGCGCACCATCGCCTCCGAGAATTCCTTCTAATGATAGGCCATTGAATGTTGAAGATATAGAATTGGAAGATTTAGACCCATGTTATAACTATGGAGAAGTTGATAAGATACAGGGGGTTGTTTCTGGGGTTAAAACATTTCGCAATGAAATTCAAGAACACATATTGAACTTTGTAAAATGTAGTGGAGTATCCATTGATGGATACAATACAGATGGAATACGACGAGCGATAATAGAGACATATGATGACCAAACAATTACACGGGAGTTGATAGATAAATTGTACACTCTCTATCTGCCTCTAAAACAAGAGGGTAAAAATTCTTGGAATATAGCCGACAAGACATTTAATGCAGATATAATTGAATTAACGGTTGAAACCGGTTCAAAAGACATAAAAGGCAAAGGGACGCGAAGACAACGAGGGGGACAGCGAAATACAAATTATTATTTTAAATTTTATATTCAATTTACGTTTGAAAAAGACCTCCCGGTTTTAAAATTATTAAAAGAATTTAGAAAAGTTCTTGAAGCCAAGGAATTTGATAAACAAAAAGCCATAAATATAGTAAACGAACTAAATAAATTCAAAATTGAAGAAGACAGTCCCTTTTATCAAGAATATAAAATACTTTTTGATTATTTTAATATAAAAATTGGACGCACTCGTCCCGAATACGGCGAAGCCACTAAACAACCTAAACCGATACGCAAAACAAAACCATTTGATGTACGTTATTTACCTTCTCAATCAGCATCGGCAAAACGCAAAAGAACGAGGAAAAATAAATAATATATATCAAGCGCCATTTCTATTATAGATGCCGAATACATTTCAATTCTGAAATTTAACAAACGTTAAAGATCAAAACGGATCTGCTACTCATATAAAAATGAGAAATTATAACAACCCAGAATACAATGAATACAATGAATACTCTGTGTTTCACAGTAGCATCATACGGAGTTCGCAATAACATCATTCATACCATTGAAGCGAATTGTCCTGGGGAATTCTTTACAAATGAGTTTTGTAAGCACTTGCGCGAATTCAAGCGACACTGTCTTGACGAATATAGTGAAATTACCTTTACATTGCCAAAAAAAGTAAAGATAATCATTACAACTACGCGTGTAGACGGAATGCATCTTTCGTATAACGTTCCAACTCTTCCAAGCCTACCCGATAAGCGATTTCAAAAGACACGCTGGTGGAAGGGTCTGGTATAAAGAATATAACCAGTAATGTAGAGTGTCCACAATAAAACAAACCAAGCAACCCAAGGAGAAGAACCATATAACAACATCGTCAGTAAAGAGGCACAAATCATATATATCGCATCAACAATCAATATACCCCCTGAATTTTTCATTGTGACATATTCCTTCATGAGGTCCATAACAGAATTGTGACCGCGAGGAAATGCCGGAACAACAACGACACCAAAGAATACATCGTGTATCATTTGAATGACTACTGATATTGCACAAAAAAACAGGGGGCTCCATTGACCTCCAATCATAAATGTTGCGATTTGTGTCAATACAACGCCAAGCATAATAGAGAGAACATCAATCATATATGCAGTCAACCCAAAATTGTCATACCATTTATTGATTGGCGAACCCGGTAACGACGTATATCTCCATATGAATAACCCAATCGTATCTACAAGTGCCGCCGATGTAAAAATGGAAAGATACATTCGCGGATCTCTAAAATTACGAATATCGCGAAGCATTATATACAAATGATAGTTTTATTGATTGGTGATACAAATGGAGGTAGAGATCATTTCTATACATTTGCAATCAAAAACGGACGTCCGCATATTTTTTGGTTAAATAACATTGACTCTCCAACAGTTGATTTAGTAGTTCATTTTGGAGGAACATACCGCATTGCTGATCCAAATATAAAAAAAATTACATGGAGCGGTGATCATCTTGAAACTTTACATCGCGTATATAAAACTCTTGGGTTAGAATAATGTTTGATCCAGTATATGTCGTGATTGGATTCGTGATAGGAATGTTAATTACAACTGTATTTATTCCGCCTATAACCAAAAAGAAAGTACTTCCCGACATACACAATCCCGAGATGGTGTTTAACAATCCCTTGGTAGAAAATGGATGTTTTCGAGCACGCGCATATCAAGTGTCATGTACTGCCGAGACAGAACTATTAAATAAGTAAATATAGTATAATGATACGCGAAATATTGCGTAAACCTGAATCACGTATATTTTTTTCAATTGTCATTGGCATTGGGCTTGCGATATTGTTGTTTCATAGACCCCAAAAAGAAATTGAAGTTTCTGCGGTGTCTCCGTCTGAAATTATTGGAAAGGTTGTCCGTGTGGATGGAAAGTGTTATAGATTTCGCATAGAAGACGCGTCGTGTCAAGAACCAAGAGTTTCCTTGTGAATGTATAAATAATGGACGTTACACCTCTTGATCAACTTATTCCAGCGGGGGGCGCACAACAACCAGCATTGTCTCTTCCCGCATCCACAACATATCCGCAAATGGTAACCCCAGGAACAACTTCGGCAATTTACACGCCTCCTCCTCCCGCTCCCGCATCCAATCCGATTGTTGTAAAGTCGGTATTGAAAAACATTCTAATGTATGTATCTATTTTTCTATCAGTCGTCATTATTTCAATGACAAACGTACAATCAATGGTTCTCCGTTATGTCCCGGGATCCTATTCTGGGTCTGGCGTAGTATCCTTGACAGGGGCAGGCGTCCTAGGTGCTCTTGGTGTTTTCTTGGTATATGTTATACAGGTTTTACTGGCACCATTGATTTAATAGCTGAATATAAATCATTTGCACTCATATTACAATCAATTGCGTATACAGGAATAATTTCGTTGTTTAACCATTCGTGATGAGTTTGGTGTAGTTTATCTAGGTATTCACGTGAAATGTTTTCTTCACCTGAACGCCCTCGCATTTTAATCCGGTCAACACACGTGGAAACATCTGTTGTCAACCACATGATTCCGGAGATTGTTTCAGTTTTTCCAAACGTGTCAAACCACATATTGTAAAGTTGCATCTCCATATCGTCAATTTGCTTTTCCTTGTGTAGCATTTTAGCAAACACATTCTTATCAGTTAGAACTGATCGTTCTGTAATGTAGTAATCAAATCCGGGATTTTCTTTAATAGTCTTTTGAACGTGTAGAATACGTGTCAACATTGCTGCGTTTTGAAATGTATACGCCCAACGACGTGTATCGCCATAAAAGTGTTCTAAAATATTCTTATTGTCTACGTGGAATTGTTCCCACATATTGACAGGTTCTTCAATTATCTTGACATTCGGAATATCCTTCAATTTTTTCAATAGGGTTGTCTTTCCCGCACCAATATTTCCATCAAGTGAAATGAGTGCCATATTTGCGAATAAGTTATCTCTTAAAAAGACATTTGCTATCCGTTTTCTCAAAAAACGGACAATTAAGATAATATGGATAAACACTATTACTTTATGGGAATGGACCTCGATCAACTTTTACATTCAGGAATTAAACAGTTATTGGATGATTATGATTTGACACAGTGTGTGCTATGTATTGAACCAGATAGACTGGAATGTAAACGCGCAGAGTTGCTCATAGAAAAAGACTATTGGTACGCGTTCACGATACACAATGGAAAGCGCGCATTTGCAATTGATAAGATTAATGAAAACAATCAACACATTTTACGAGAATTTGTATTGAATACAGAAACACACTTATGGAATAAGGTACACGAGCGTATCGTAACATTTCCGATTGATTATGTTAAATTACACGCGTAAAACGGATAGAAGATAATATAGAAACGTGAAAGCTCATTATGGATAGACAAGGACTTCAATATTTAATTCATTATGGAAATAATGCAGAAATCATTGCGTTTATTCCTGTTGGCAAAGACATTCATGAACACGTGCGTACATATTATCCGTTTATAAAACACGAATTTTGTACAACGCAACATGGCGAACGTGAAGACGGAGCGTGGGTGACAATTAAAGAAGATGGGTATGAAGACTGCAATGTGTTTCTACCAACAGGACAAAGACATATTATCACTAATGACGATTTTATACCAATGTTTATATATTTCTTTGCTGGCGATAATAGTTTTATGAAGAAAAGACCTCCTCGTTAATTATGCGAGTTTACTTCTCAATAGCGTTGAATTGACTGGATTTGAAATCACACTCCACACTTCTGGAAGAACCCACAATGTCTTTGGATTTTGTTGACGTGCGAGTAACGAAAGAAATATACATTGATTTTCCTTTTTCATTGTATACGAAGGAAACTCCTTGTTAAATTCTCGGGCAAATGCAGTTAACTCTGTCACTTTAAAAAAGGAACATTCTTTTGGTTTAATTGTCTTTGTTCTTTTTACGCGTTGTATATGGCCGTCTTCTGCGACTTCAAATGCGGAAAATTTTAAGGTTTGGTCTTCAAGCGTACAAATAATTCGATTGTTTGTTTTGACTTCATTGGCAATCCGCTCAATGTGCGTATTTGTCCAAAGTGTAAATGCATCGAGTTCTGCTCCGACAGGATCAACGACTTCGCCAGTTTGATTATATATCTTGCCATCTCCGAGTACCATATAATTTAGACCATCAATTACAAGACCTTGCGCATACGGAGGAAGGGGTGTTTTTCTTTGAAGGAGCAACTTTATTTTTTCTTCGGGTTTTAAAACTTGATCTACGATGAACCATTCAATAATTTCTGGTGTGAAATCATCTACATTAAATGGAAATTTATATGTTCTTTTTACCAACTCAATATCTATTGCGGGTGTTTCTTCTTCCTTCTTTTCTTCTTCCTCTTCGGGAATTTCGAAATTAACTCTATTTAAACGACTTTCTTTTACACTTCGTTCATACATTGTTGCATTGTCAAGTGGTTTGAATGCATAGAGGCCGTCCTTGTTTTCAAGCGTCCCTTGTCTGCCAGTATCTGATTTTAGTTGTAAATTTTCATCAATTGCAGATTGTAAAATATATGTAACGACTTCGGGGGCATATTTTAATTTCTCTAACAGATCTTCCCGCTTCCAAATGGGTTTCTTTTCAAACATTGTCAGTATTTTATTGAAAATTTCATCACGAATATCAAGGTATGATGACAATGGGCGTATTGTTTCTTCGGATGACGTTTCAAACATTGAACACACGAGAGCAACGCCTCCATCTTGAAAAGAGGGCGATGATAAATTTGAAAGTTCCATTTCTAAAACTGCGCGGTCTTGTGCACGGCGCTGTGGAATAATTAGTTTTCTCCACGTTTCAGGAAGTTGATTTGCATTGAGTTGCGATGTACAATCTACTGAACTTTCCATAAGAACGCGCTTTACATTGGCAATTTTTGAGGCTTTTTCTTCTACAAACACGCGATATACATATTCGTCGTAACATTCGCGTGGATCGTCTGTGTATTTACACGTGTGTAGATATATTGTGCAATTTTGATCTTGAAATGGCAGTGCAGAATGCGAACATGTGCGTAGACCCCTGCCGATAATTTGCTCCATTCGGCTCATATTGTACCACGGATCCAATATGTGGACTTGGCGCACAAATTTGAAATCAATGCCCTCTGAAATCAATGGAGAACCGATAATCACACGAATATCAGACCCCCCTGCGTTTTCAGGTTTTCGCAATCTCTTGATGAGATTTTCAAGTTGACGCGACGTCAATTCGGATGTTAAAAATGCATATTTACCTGCGGGGGCTCCAACATATTCTCCAGATAAATTTTCAAGGAGACGATTTCCAAGTGCAGGTTCGTATCCGTGCTCTTCAAGTGCCATTGCAAATTGAAGAACGCCACCGCGCACGTAGTTTGAATATACAAACACGATGCCTGCGCTCTCTTGAATACATTTTATTATAGTCGCAAATTTAGACGCGTGCAGGGATACTCCTGATGGACTTAAAAATCCTTCTACACCGGGGGCATACTTGTATTGAAATTTAGGATTGGTTGAGCGCTCAAAACATTGCATAATTGGTCTTCCATCGGGAGATACCACTATTGTAGGAATCATATCCTCTTGAATGCGTCCAGATACTTCTAATATGCGTTCTCTTTGCGGACTTGCCACATATGAAGCAACAAGAGGAAGATATTTTCTCTTTTTCGTTATTCGTTTCCCCTTGTAATCTTGTGTTCTATCTGCTTTTGCAATCATATCGGTTGGCGGGGGCAATCTGAACGGAAATGTAAATGGATTTTCACCCTTTATGAATGACACGTATTCGTGACACCATCCTCTAAATGTTGCTTCGCTTTCTGGGTCGCGAAATGTTCCGTCTCCATTAAAAAGCGCAGACGAAATGACTTTTTCGCTTGGTTTTTGTTTCTTGTCGTTCCATAGAAAGAGGTTAAAGAAGAACAAAATTTCTTGAAAAGAATCATACATTGGAGTGGCAGTCAAAAGAACCAACGTCATGCCATTTGCAACCTGGACAATTTGTTGCAGGGAATCTGCGACTAATTTATTTTCTGCCATGCCTTCACGAAGATTGTGTGCTTCATCTACAATCAACAGTCTTCCGTCAAATGTTTGATGAATCCACTCATTGAAATCGTCAACTGACAATGTAATCTTTTTCTTGTCAATCATGTTGGCAAATTGAATGTACCCCGTAAAATCATAAAAATCGTCAATCATTTTTTTGACAATGTTTTCTAACTTATCGCGACTTTCGGGATTTTCCCAACGCAATTTTTCGCTCTGAGCACGTTCTAACATTTCAAGATAGCGTCGTCCAGTACACTGTTGAGACAATAAGACACCGCTCTCTTCTTTTACACGTGTGACATCAAACACCTGTGTTTTGAAATTGTCTTGAACCACGCCCGACGCAACAATTAAAACCTTCTTGTCCTGAAATTCGGGTCTCAATATGTATGATTCTGCAATCTGAATTGCCGTGCATGTTTTTCCAGACCCCGTACCATGTACAACAAGCATGTTGCGATTGGGTGAATCTGGGCTCATGATTCTGCGTAAAAAAAGTTGAAATGTCTGCAATTGGAAAGGAATATTTGCAGAACAGCCCTCTTCTCGTAATTTTTTGAGTGTGTCAAGTGATGCCGGAGGAAGCGCACGTGCTTCTGTTTCCATTATTAATCAAACATACTTAATGTTGATGAAATATGCCTTGTAATCATGCCTGAAAATTCACTATCTAATATTTCAATTGGATCTTCATTGTAGATTGTGTTGTCATCTACGTCTAATTCCATAATATTTAGTTCATTTCCATATACAGTTCTAAAATTTTCAATCATTCTGTCAGTTGACGAATGAATACGAATGAACGAGAGACGAATGGTTTGTTCATGTAATTCGCCAATGATATCTTCTAAACTACGACTATCAGGCAGTAGTAGAAAATTGTCTTCAATGTCGGGATCGTGCCAAGCAAGTCCGTGAGGAGGCGCATCAGCAATGTGGAAACAGAATTTTACAGTTGCATCGCTCCAATCCATATCAAGAACTTTTTGATATCCACCGGCAACATCTTCGGGAATGTCTCCACCGCCCTCTGCTTGAATATGCTGAATGTCGTCGGTAATGTCTTCCTTAAAAGGAACCACGTGGAATTGTGGAGTATCTCCAAAATCACGATAGAATACTGCTCCAAACAAGAAAGTCGAATGTGGATTTTCTTGTTTGACTATACTCACAATATTTCGTGCTTGTCGCTTTGCGCTTTCAATATACGGACTCATTGAATATGTGGCATCAATCAAGAAACAAGTCTTTATCAACTTCATGTTAGAATTGTTATAACGAACATATATGTAGTATAATATCCGTTTTAAGAAGAAGCATTTGTGTATTTCACGCCATAGTTGAGCTGTTGTGACACTGGATTGTATTGCAGGCGATTAGTGAGACGTATACCCGCGCTTTCACTGGTAATCGTAGGCGTCGTCTTTGAAACGGCAGCGGCATTTTGTATCACTTGAATTTTTAAAGCATTCAGGAGAGCGGAACTGTCTGCGACACGAACTTTTCCACCCGGGGCACTGTGACTTCCAAAGTAAGTAGATTGTGAGGACATTATTATAATGAGCGGAGGACTTTTTGGAACGCCACTTGCCCTCAACCTCAAATGTTTACTGTTTTCCGGGATGTTGATTGCTATTTATTGGTTGCCTCCGTGGCGCGTAATGAAAAGTCCAGTTGATGTTATGTGGGGACGCATAATTAGTATTGGACTTGCGTTTTTTGGATACATTTTGATGGCGTGGTATGATTACATTTACGAGGCGAATGACTTTTTACGTCCGACAGCACTTGGTTGGTTGTCTGCACCATTCAAACCGCCGTATTATGCTCGTCAATTTGAAGGACTCCCTGAAAAGTGGAAAAAAACGGTTCGTATCATTGATGTAGTTGCCTTAATTCTTGCTATTGCGTTTGTGTTGTCTCCGTTCTTTTTGTTCTAAAACAGATCCGATATACATCTTAACAATCGGTGTTAAATATTTCTAATTTACTTAACATATGGAACGGTGTACGACCTGCAATAAAAAGAGCATATTCTTGTTTCATTGCAAGTGCGAAAAGCGCTTTTGTGAAAAGCATAAACAGCCCGAAGACCACTCATGTTCTTTTGATTTTCTTGCAGACTATCGCAAGAAACTTGAAAGGGAAAACATACGTATATCTGTGGCAAAACTGACAGAAATATAACAGATGTCGTACGGACCAGATACTCACGAACTATTGCGGCGCCTATCAACCATAGTTGATGGCAAATTAGATTTGTATAATCTTAATATTCACAGTCTACCTAAACTTCCAGTAGGGCTCGTATCGCTGTTTTGTTATTATACAAAAATTTCACGACTTCCACCAACGTTAAAAATCTGCGATTTACTAGTCCAAATAAATAGTGTAAACTTGACAAAACGGAATAAAAATTTAAACTTAATTTTTTACTTAATAACAAGATGAGTGTTTTTGAAAGACGTGAACTTGTTCGCAATCTTACGATCCCGGCCAAGCATCTACAAAGAAATATTCAATCTTCGTTTCTATCACAGATTAAAGCAGATGTAGAGGGGCGGTGTGGAACAGAAGGATACGTTCAACCAAAATCATCTGTTGTGTTGGATTATTCGCTGGGTAATTTAGATCTGCTACGACCGGGTGTTCGGTATCGTGTTCGTTTTCAAGCAGATGTATGTTATCCTCATAAAGGACAACTCATCAAAGTAAAGGTTACATTTAAAAGCAAAATAGGTGTTCATGCTGAAATGACACCCCTGCGCGTCCTGTTGCCTCGTGACCTACACATTGGAAATACCGAATTTGAAAGCATTGAAGAAAAAGACGAGATAGAATTTGAAGTTTTGGGCGCAGAGTTCAAGCAGGGGGATGAAAATATATTTGTTCTCGGCAAATTAATCAAACGCATCGCCTCAACGCCTGTTGTAGAACCCTTGCCCGTAGAAGAAATTCAAACGGCGACATTACAAGAAGCACCAAGAATGGTTGAAGAAACGCGATCAGTTGTATTTGCACCAACGTTGACCGAAGAAAAGAAAGAACCTGCGCGCCGAAAGAGACGTTTAGGTCCTTCTGCATCAATACAATTAAATGTCGGCGACGGACTTGAAGGAACGAATTGATAAATTAGAAGAATCTGAACACGAACAGATATTCAATCTCATTCGTAAATATACAAAGGAATATACACGATCAGACAATGGTGTATATGTCTCATCAAAAAATCTACCGTTAGAATGTCTAAACGAGGTGGAAAAATATGTAAATTTTTGCTTTGATCAACGTATCCAACTTGCCAAAGATAGTGAGTTACGAGCAAAGTATGAGAAATTAATTAAAACGGATAATTTTTCTTAAATTTGATCTACGAAATTAACAATGGAACGGGCACTTGAAAAGACCCGTCAAGGTTCAGATATACTCGAATTTATTTCTATTAGAAATTCAGATAAGACTGCAGAATTTGAAGCAAAGTTGCTCGCAGGGAGAATTCAAACGAGAGACATTGCGGATCGTTTATTAAAAGTGTTGCGTGAACGGTCTATTCGTATGTCCGAAGAACATCGTGTGTCGTATATCTTTCCAGACGGCATTCGCGTGAGTTCTCTCGGAGTGTCAAATATACATAAACTGTGTGTAACTCAATCGTTCAAAGGTATACCTGTTGCGGTTGAAAGAAAGTTGAGATATTTTGATAGTATTGATAGAGGCACCGAGGGTGCAACTGAAACCAAATTAGAGACGCGCGATACATTAGATGTCCCCGATTTCTTTTGTCGGTTTACTTTGCGCAGTGAAAAAACACTGAAAACTGATTATTCCGGCGATGTTAATGATCCGGGTGCACAGATACGTATTTTGCACCGTATGTCGTTTTATTTGCCTGGAAATGAGTTTCGAGTTGATTTCTCAATGGTAAAGTCAAGAAACGGCAAACAGTCACTGCGCGAAGTTCTCAAAAATACAGCATCCTATGAACTTGAAGTTGAATATACGCCGAGAGAGACTCCACGAATGCCGTCAGAAATTCGTCGATCCCTCTACCAGTTGATTGAAGTTCTAATTGGAGCGTATCAAGAGACCCATCATATACTTCCATTATCGGATTTACAACGCTATTCGCAGGAATTTCGTTTGTCGGGTAATATTTTCTATAACCCAGTGACGTTGGAACGGCAACACGTGGGCAAAGATCGTCCATTTAATATATTATCCGGATATACTGTTACAAACAAAGCGGATGGAGAGCGTTGCGGTCTGTATGTATGTAGAGACAAGAAGTTAATACGTGTAACACCAACAGGTATTGTTACGTACACGGGTCTGAATGCGATAGATGATGCGCACGTAGAAGATTTCTTGGATGGAGAATACATTGCAGAAAAGAATCTGTTTTGTATATTTGATGTATACAAGTATCGCGGAAGAGATGTAAAGGTTCTTCCACTCTTTACCACTGACGATGACATTCAAAAATACCCAATGTCCAGTCGTCTTGGATGTGCAAGAATGTTTGTTCAAGACATCAACAAGGACTTCAATGCCGAACAAGGTGAGATTTTGCGTATTGAAACAAAACTCTTTCTAGCAGGCGATGGCCCTGCAATGGAGGAGGCAATACAAAAAATATTGGATACTGAATTTGAATACGAAATTGACGGTCTTATCTTTACACCAAGAAATACACCGGTTGCACCTCCTAGCGATGTAAAGGGACGTAGATGGATACGAGTATACAAATGGAAACCACCTCATCAAAATTCAATTGACTTTCTTGTGCGTTATGAAAACACTCCCGAGTATGATGTACAACTCAAACAAATGATTAAAAAAGGTACACTATATGTAGGTCGTTCTCCGGGTGAAGATTTTATTTACCCCTGTGAAATGTTGACGGGTGAATATGTTCCTCCAAAGATTCCAGCAGATATGAAGACGGATGGTACATATGTTCCCTCTGTCTTTCAACCCGGAGCACCACGTGATCCAGATGCATACATAATTAAATTAAAACTGAACGACAAGGACGTTCCTATTGACTCAAAAGGAAGTAAAATTGAAGACAATACGATTATTGAATGTTCCTATGACTTGGATAAACAGATTTGGAATGTTATGAGAACAAGATACGACAAGACGTATGAGTATCGCGTCCTCGGTAAGTCGCAATATGGCAATGACATCAAGACTGCTGAATCTGTGTGGACATCCATTCACGTTCCAATTACAGAAGCAATGATACGTCAGATTTATACAACACCGATTGACGATACATATGAAGACGATATGTATTACCGAGACGATGTTGATTCGCGAGACAGAATTCTACGAACAGTGTATTCATTTCACAATAGTATCAAAGACAAACAATATCAGACGTATGTTGTATCTGGAAATACTATTTTAGATCTTGCATGTGGTCGTGCGGGAGATCTCTACAAGTGGATAAAATCCCGTGCTTCAAAAGTGTTTGGACTGGATATAGCGGAAACAAATTTAACGGGCGCGCGTCAAGGCGCCTGTGTGAGATATCTAAAAGAAAAAGCAACTTCTCCACCATTTCTTCCAAAGGTGTTGTTTGCACAGGCAGATATGACAAAAAAGTTTGAAGAACAAGATTCAAAGTATCTGCGTATAGTATTTGGTGATGAACCTGCTACAACACCATATTTAACACAATTCAAAGGCATACAAGACTGGGATTGCACTACGTGTCAGTTTGCACTGCATTATGCCTGTGAAAATGAAGAGATATTCAGAAATTTTGTTCATAATTTAAAACATTGTAAATCTGTATTTTTTGGAACATACCTGGACGGAAAATCGGTGTATACTCTTCTTGCAGGAAAAGATCGCCATACATTCAGAGAAAAAGGCAAGATATTTGCTGAAATTACTAAAAAGTATACCGACGATGGAGAGTGGAAAGAAGAATTCGGTCAGCAGATTGATGTTTTGCTTGAAACGATTGTAAAACCTACTCCGGAATATTTGGTTCCATTTGAAAAGGTCCAAGAAATTTTACGAGAGGCAGGATTTGAGATTTTGGATAATAAATCATTCGGCGAGATTTATACTGGACAAAGTCGGTTTGTTCTCGGTCTTCCAGAACAAGAGTTCAGTTTTCTGTACAAGACGTTTGCATTCCGTAGAGTGAGCGTTCCACTTCAAAAGGAAGAAGAGGAGATTGTAGTCCCTACATCTGCGCAAGAAGAAGAAAAGACGACGGAGGAGGAAAAGACGACAGAGGAGGAAAAGACGACGGAGGAGGAAAAGACGACGGAGGAGGAAAAGACGACGGAGGAGGAAAAGACGACAGAGGAGAAGGCAAAATCAGTTCGTCGTAAGAGAATCGTAAAAAAGACGGAATCAGAAGAAAAATTACCTGAAATTCTATATTTCTTTAGTAAGGAACCTGAAAATCGTGAGTTTTCAAACTTTTATGAAACAATATTTACATTGGACGATATAGAATATAAGTCTGCTGAACACGCGTTTCAAGCGATCAAAGCAAAGACGTTTGGAGATGAAGAAATATTTGGAAAAATATTGAAGGCAAAGTCCGCACAATCAGCAAAGTCGTTTGGAAAAAAAGTAAAAGATTTTAAAGAAGACGTCTGGTCTAACAAGAAAGAAGATGTCATGCGGACGATTCTTCGTGCAAAATTTACACAAAATCTAGAATTACGAAAGAAACTCATTGACACCGAAGACAAGGTGTTGGCAAATGCAGATGCACGAGATAAATACTGGGGTATAGGAACATCTGCTTCAACAACTATTGCGAGGGATCCAAAGAAATGGAAAGGTGAAAATTTACTTGGAAAATTACTTATGGAAATACGAACTGAACTCAGAGCCGAAGGTGTATAAGAACCGAAGGTGTATAAGAACCGAAGGTGTATAAGAACCGAAGGTGTATAAGAGCCGAAGGTGTATAAGAGCCGAAGGTGTATAAGAGCCGAAGGTGTATAAGAGCCGAAGGTGTATAAGAACCTGTTTAAAACGGATTCAAGAACACTGGACAATGTAAAGATCGTTTTTAAAATGTCGTGTATTCCAGCAGTATTTCCTCACCGAACAGAACTTCATCACGCAACAATTATACGCAGGGGTAAGGTTCTTGCTTCTGCGTATAATAAGGTAGGATCGCGATCAAGAGGTTGCGGTTACTCGGATAGAACAATACACGCTGAACGCGCAGCGATAAAGAGACTGGGGGATATAAGACAACTCAAAGGAGCAACGCTTATTGTAGTTCGTTATGGACATTCAGGAGAAATGAAGGGGTCTAAACCATGCCACGACTGTTGTTTGTTTCTTGAAAAGTGTATGCGCGAATATGGACTTTTAAAGGTTATTTATTCATAGTTCTTTTGTAGTATTCCTCGTAACTTTCTTCGCGCGGGGTGCTTGTTCCTGCAACCGAAGGGGCAACCCACCGATTATAAAGGCGCATACCTACTTCCCGAGATGCTTGATCTTCAGAAATTTCACCTTTTTCAACTCGGCGTTTTTGATGTAACATGTAAAAAAAGGTTGCGTCTAATTTGTCTTGTGCATGAAGCAAAAATATACTTGGGTAATTAAAATGAAGAGTTTGATTTTCATCAATTAATTTTTGTGTATATGCTTCGGGGTCTGTATCCTTCAAACCTCTATGGCGTTTCTTGCTATCATCCATATTGTGGACCATTGCTTGGATTTCGGTGGCATTGTAAAAAACGTCGTTCATTATATTAGAAAATTAATAGGCATTAAATAAGGAATATGGACGCAAAAGGAAGAATACTTGTTGCTCAACCCGAACCCACAGAACCTCCTGCGCAAATTATTAACGGTTCACCTATTGAGGCCACTGTACAAAAAGTCTCAGACATGACAAGTGAACAAGCAACCGCGATACAGACGCTGGGTGGAAAATTATCTGGTGGGAAAAAACGTTATCATAGAGGTGGTGCAGATGTAGAAGTTCAAAATGTTCCAAATCTTGTCAGTGCGGGGAGTGTAGATGCAACGGCAGGATACGCGGATCTCTTGAAATTACAAGCACAGGCAAAAACAGATGCTTCATATGATGGTCTTGGTACAGCACCTGCAATGAAAGTAGGTGGAAAAAGAAAATCAAGAAAGAACAAGAAGAATGGCAGGAAGAAGCATTCAAGCATACGGTCAAATCGTCGCACTGTTCGTCGCACTCGTCGCGTTCGCAATTCTCATCGTGGCATACGTATTTTTTAATCAAAAATCATATATACGAAGCGATTATCTTGTTGTATTTATCATTTTTAATGTTGTTGTTGCAACATTCTTCGGTGTATATCTATATTACAAGACCGACAATGAAATTAAACCAGAGTTTTGACATATGTTTCTAAATGAGGTGTCAAAACCTTTACAAATTCACGACAATCCTCTTCTGATTTTAAAGCGGTCAGGTTAATTTTACCTGTTCGAAATACACAGGCTGTCCATTTCTGCGGAAATACAATCTTTACACAAGGAGACACATCTGGTTCAAATTCTGCTTGAATACCTGCTTCTTGGAAATATCGTTGTAATGAAACCCGTGATAATTTTATATCGGAAGAAAGTTCGGTTGAATAGTTCATTAGAAGGACTTTGCGTGAAATATGTTCCCATGTTCCCGATTTAATGCATTCGGGATGAATTTGACGCTTTAAAATATCCAACACCGATGTTTCATATAATGGGTCAAGAACACCCGTCATGTGAAACACTCCATTGTGAAATATCTTTACAGTAATCTCTTTTTCTCTCAACTCTCCATTACCATCACTCAACACAACAACAGTGACCGAATTATGCCCAAACCCAGACGATGTGAGTGGTTTGGGGTTTCGGCGCTTAATTTTATCTCTCTTACTCTCTCCTCTTCTCATAATACCTCTCTTCTCAATCTTTATAATACCTCCCTCAAGCTTTACATTTCGTAACATCTCATCTGTATCTAAACGAACGTCAAACGTGTGTAACACCACCATTGTGGATAGTCTCGGGATTGTCAACATTTTGATAATGTCTTTCAACTACTAATTTACGGATTCCGTTTTTCCAAGAAAATGGAAGAATAAACGGATTTCCAACAATCAGAAATACCTCGAACTTTCGAAACACCTTTCGTAATCTTACCTCTTCTTGCGGTGTCAACATGAGAAGAGGTTCTAAAAATCCAATGTATACATTTCCCGATTTGTGATGAGTATATATGGTCTCTAATTTATCACATAATTCAGAAGCCATGATCTTGGACAAATCAATGATATCGTTTGGTAACTCGCGTAAACAATACTGAATACAAGTATATATATTCAGCATATTCTATAATGAGAACAAGAAAACAATGGAAACTTCCTAGAAAAATGACAAGCAGTTATTGTAAAAAAACGCCGTGTCGTAAAATGGGATTTACGCAAAAAGCATCATGCAGACCTTATAAAAATTGTTATTTGAGAGTAAACAAATAAAGAACCCTGTTTAGTTTTCCGACAATTTCGTCGCGAATATTCAAGAGATCAGTATCGTCTTTCTTTAATTGTTTCGGAAGAGATTTTGTCAACCACTGAATACCTTCTTGAATCATCAAGTGTGCTTTTTTATCCGTCGAGTCAAATACTTTAAACGTTCCAGTTTTTGCTGTAAATTTTGGTCTTCCGTATTTTCCCATATATATCTCTGTGAAACTATCAATGGTTTCATCTAATGAATCAACAAGATCATCGGTTGCCTTATGTCTTGCAAAAGAAAATGTCTGCCAGTGATAAATTTTTACTTGATTGCGAAGAAGTAACATTACTTGCAGTATTTCTGCCGACATTATTATGATAGGATAAAAATAATGCAAGGGACACAATATCATAATGGAATTCCTTTCCAATCAAGCACTCCAAGAAAGGTATGGAGAAAAATACGCAAGACAATCGTAATTGATTCACGAGATCGCCAATTCACTCCTCAATCCTCTCCTGGCGAATATACTGTCACTCTTCCTGCAGTGTATCAAAATGTGTATTCCGCTGTGTTGAAATCCATTGAAATTCCATTTAGTTTTTATACATTTTCGGCATGTGCTGGAAATACGAGTATTGTTGTAACCGCTGGTTCACAAAAGACAATCACCATTCCCGACGGCAATTATACAGCAAATAGTCTTACTGCTGAATTAGAGACACAACTAAATGCGGCTTTTTCTCCATCGCCAACATTTACTTGTACGTATTCATCCATAACTGGAAAACTTACCATAACAAGTAGTACTTCTTTTACTTTGAATTTAAGTTCTGCTGACCCTGCAAACGCGGCGTGTGGCAAGGCAACAAACTTTACCTATGAAACGTGGCAGAATCTTGCCTACTTTTTAGGGTTTAATCAGGAAACCACCGCATCTACATCTGTTAGCGGAGTTCAAACTGTCGTAGGCGACTTTGCAATGAATCCGTCGCCATCTACGTATTTCTTGATGGAACTCGGATTACTAAACAAGATAGATGAGACGGCGCTTGATAACAAAAAATCAGGTCGTATCAATGGTGCTTTTGCAAAGATTCCTGTCAATGTAAATACAGGTGATTACATCTTCATTATAGATACTGGAACTGCACCATTGAACTACCGCGTATACAATCCGCCGATTGGTAAATTATCGCACTTACAAGTCAAGTTTAGACATCACGACGGTCGTATTATTGATTTCAACGGCGTAGAACATTCATTTACACTTGAACTTGAACTCCTTGACAATAATTTCGATGAGTATTCGGGTGCAGAGTTTAGTCAGTTTTAGACACAGAATAGAAGATTATACATGTAAGTTATACTGCGGGCATTTTGTTCTTTGGGAAAGGCTACATAAGTCAATGACGTAATTCGTGGTTGATATGAAGAAATGAAAGAAAGACTTTTTAACTGTAAAACGGAATTTTAAGTTTTTAAATACAGCCGAAGAATAGTTACATGGCAGCTTCTTACGATGTCTTCACACCCCAAGCAGTAGCAGAAAAAATGCGATCCTTTCTTCTCCGTAAAGTGAAATATTTGCTTGAACCATCTGTGGGGACGGGGCAACTTCTATCCGCATTCGAGGGTCTCTATGAACATGCAGATGTCTGCGAATTGAATCCTCTTTATATGTCGAGTGTTCCCAGCGCACCAACCATCACGAAATATTGCGAAGATTTCTTGCGGTTTAATCCTCCACATATCTATGATGGAATTGTTATGAATCCGCCCTATCATCGTTTTCAGGATATGGACGATGATATGCGCACAACTGTTCGTTTTCTGTCGCCTCTCACTCGTGAAGGAAATATCGATTTGTATGTTGCATTTATTGTGAAATGTTTAGACGTTCTCGCAGAGAATGGAACACTCATTGCAATTGTGCCATCCACATGGAGATACAACAAGTCCTGTGTAAAATTTCGGAACTATCTCTTTGCGAATAGACTAATATCTGCCATTCATGATTATGGTTCTGAAAAGGTGTTTCCCGGTATCAACGTGTATTGCTGCATTCTCGTGATCACGCGCCAGTATAACGAGACATACAACGATACGGGGATAGTGAAATCATATGATGCTAACTCTGACCAACACGTCCAACATATTCTCTCCGATGTGGCAGATGTGCAGAATGGAATTGCAACACTTTGTGATGAAGTGTTCATACACGATAGTCCTCTCTTCGCCGAACCCTGTTGGAAGCCCCTCCTCAAAGTGAGCAAAGCTAAAATTAGACATTGTATTTATCCCTATTCGAACACAGGCAGTATTCTGACCGAACAAGAGTTTTCAAGTTCCAACCCAAATACATACGCATACCTTCTCACGTGCAAGGAAAAACTTGCAAAACGCGACAAGGGACATAAGACATATGAAGCATGGTATGCATTTGGACGAAAACAAGGTATTCGCATTCCCTCCACTGAAAAAAGTGTGTATATATCAACGCTGTCTCAGCCAACCATTCCTACACAAATTGAGCCAACCATGCTATTCTATTCTGGCATTCGAGTTTCCCCTAAGACAGTTTCGTGTGAAGCAATTACAACGTTGATTCGAAATGCAGCTGAGTTCATCTGCGGACAATGCTCGAAACGTGGTAATGGATGGGTCAATGTTACAACTACTGTTCTCAAACAGCTGCCTTTGCAAGAGAACGAATAAAATCATAAAA